TCAGGGATGAACTATTTTATAAGAGAGCAGCAAACATGAAGCATATAAGTGCTCATTTTACACCAACTACAGAATGGATCAAGCGATTTGCTTGGATACCAAAACGTAGTGATATTACTAACGACGTGATATGGTTGACAGATTATTATGAGTACGTTATAACTATGGATAGTCAAGGCGCTGTGCCTAGAAAAGGCAATCAATGGACTTTGATATATACCAGAGAAGAGTATATTACAAAAAAGCTAAAAGGGGAAATGAATGAGTGAAGACTACAGCGCAGATTTACAAAAATTATATTTGGAGTTCTTGTTGGCAGACAAGGACTTGTTTGTGCGTTGTAATGCCATTCTTGAGAGCAGTTACTTTGACAGACAGTTCAGAGACACTGTGGAGTTTATTCAAAAGCATGCAGAAGAATACCATGATGTTCCCATGCTGGATCAAGTTCGTGCAGTGAATGGTGTTGAAGTACAAGACGTAAGTGACAGACTAAGCCCAGAACACAAAAACTGGTTTATGGATAACTTTGAACAGTTCTGTAGACACAAAGCATTGGAAGCGGCAATCTTGCAAAGTGCTGACAAACTGGAGCGCAAAGAGTATGGCACAGTTGAAGGCATTATCAAAGCAGCAACTGAAATTGGACTTGCCAAAGACTTTGGTACAAACTATTGGGATGATCCTGCAGGACGCATACAAAGCATCAAAGACAACAGGGGGCAAAATTCAACAGGCTGGCTGACATTTGACAAGGTGTTGTATGGAGGATTCAATCCAGGAGAACTAAACATCTTTGCAGGTGGTAGTGGTAGTGGTAAAAGTTTGTTCATGCAAAACATGGCGCTGAACTGGGCATTGATGGGCAAGAACGTTGTGTACATCAGTTTAGAACTCAGCGAAGAACTGTGTTGTATGAGATTGGATGCTATGCTCACAGGCATGGGCACCAAAGATGTTATGAAGAATAGCAGTGATGTTGAACTTAGAGTAAAGATGGCAAGTAAGAAAGCAGGTCGTCTACAGGTTGTGCAAATGAAAAATGGTAGCACAGTTAATGACATCAAAGCATACTTGCGTGAATATCAGATACAACACAACTTGCATGTTGATGCACTATTGGTAGACTATTTGGATTTGATGATGCCAGTAACAGTAAAAGTAAATCCAAGTGATCAGTTTATCAAAGACAAGTTTGTTAGTGAAGAACTGCGTAACTTGGCAACTGAGCTGGGCATACTATTTGTTACAGCATCGCAGTTGAACAGAAGTGCAGTTGACGAAATAGAATTTGACCATAGCCACATTGCAGGTGGTATCAGTAAGATCAATACAGCAGATAACTTGATTGGTATCTTCAGCAGTAGAGCAATGCGTGAACGTGGCAGGGTACAAATACAGTTTATGAAAACACGTAGTAGTAGTGGTGTTGGTAGTAAACTGGATCTCAAGTTCAACATGGACAGTTTGAAAATTGAAGATTTGGACGAGGATGAACAGGAAGATGATGGCGCAGTAACCAGCATCTATCAAAAATTAAAAACAAAAAGCAGTGTAGCACCAGCAGGAGAAACTGTTACACAAAATAATTTGGATGCAGATCCACAAGTAGATGCAACAGATAGACTTAAAAATCTGTTGAGAAAGAGTGAGTAGTGATTAGGTTAGCAACTGACGAAGAACTAGTACACATTGAAAATGATCCAGTAAGACCACATCTTACTAAAGAATGGCGCACACGCAGCGGCAGAGAAGTTTATGTGTTAGAACGAGATGGTGAAATTGCGGCATGTATATGTGTAGCATATATGGATGAAGTACCACACAGTGAATGGGATATGAGATGGCCTGGAATGGACACCGCAGTTTTTTACACAGTGTGGAGTTATCAAAAAGGAGCAGGTAGAGAAATTGTAAACGGAGTAGCTGAAAGAATCAAACGTCAAAGACCTTGGGTTAAACGTTTTGTAACACTGAGTCCATTAACTGAGATGGCACGTAAATTTCATCTTAGCAATGGTGCAAAATTTGTAGGCAAACACGCCACATGTCAAAACTTTGAGTACTTTTTATAATTGCTGAAGCAAAGGTGTTGTGGACCTTATCTTTATAATATGTATGATTCTGAACTGCATGTACTTAGAGTCAAATATATGAGCCTGTGGTGTGCCTGTGTTTTGTACTATGCATGCCATTGATGATTTTTGCTCTTATTGTTAAATGGATCCTATGTTGAGAATCAATTTGAACGCAATTGCCATAAGTGCTTGTCACCAATGCTCCAGCAACAATATTTACTAAATACTACTAAGATGAAGCGTAAAACGAGATCAATTTTGGAAGAAATAAATGCTATGTCACCTAAGCGTGACAAGAAGCATATTGTTGAGGCAAATGCCCAGCAAGTAATTGTTACTGCTATTAACTTGATTGATTTGATCAATGAAAGTTTTGATGTAGAGACGGCTGCTGATTTAAACAAACGTTTGATTAATAGCATTCGTACCAAAGATCCACGTAAGTTTCAAAGAGGTATTGGTAAAGTAGATGAAAATAGCAGACATACTGGGCGGGACTAAAAAACGCAAAAAACGTGGAAGCAGATTAGACAGAGTCAAAGGCAAAAGTCTACTCAGCAAAAAGAAGAGACGTCTTAAAAAAAGCAAGCTCAAAGAAGGCGGAAACATATTCCCCAACAGTGTGAGCTTTGATCACGAAAAAATTCCACTATTGATGAAAAGTGTAAACAGTGTGCTTGCTAAAACAGGTGCACCTGCAATTCCAATTGGCAGTGGTGCAACACCAACACCAGGCAAAGTCAGCGGAGACTTGGATATGATTGTTGATGTGGATCTACTGAGACAACACTTCAACATGGAAGATGCTAAAGATGCTGATATTAGAAAAAAACTAAGACAGTTGTTTGACCTAGCAGGATTTAACACAGGGCAAAGCGGAACCAGTGTACATGTTGAAGTTCCAGCTGGCGATCAGACACATCAAATTGATATTATGGTTGTAGCCAATGCACAAAATGCAGCCAAGTTTCACACACACAGTATTCCACAAGGAAGCAAGTGGAAAGGTGTAAACAAACAGATTGCACTAGCAAACATTGCCAAGAGCAAGAACATGTTGTGGTCACCTTATCAAGGATTGTTTAACAGAGATGCCAATGGTAAAAAAGCAGATCTAGTAACAAATGACATTGACGAAGTAGCACGTACACTATTAGGCCCAAATGCCACAGGAAAAGACATTGGCAGTGTGGAGCAAATACTAGCCGCATTGGGTAAAGAAGCAGGCGATGCACTACTTGCTGATCTTCGCAATGATCCAAATTGGAAAGAACTTGACTGATGAGAGCCAAACAATTTCTTAAAGAAGATTGGGTGTGCGGCAAGTGCTATAGCGATCCTTGCGCTTGTGAGGCACTCACTGAAGCCACACAAAAAGGCAGAGATTACAATCACCTAGAAGATTTAGTAACGTTTGAAGGCAGCAAAGGCGCATTGCAAGCCGCCAGCATATTACAAAGACTAGGACAAGATTCAAAAGATGTGAGTATCAAATGGGACGGTAACCCTACACTGTTTTGGGGACGTGAACCAGATGGTACTTTTGTAATGACAGGTAAAAATGGTTGGGGAAAGAATAAATCAACCAGCAGTGGTGCGCTAGCAGACTTTATAATGAACACTGGACAGGGTGAGGAATGGCGCAAAGACTTTGCTAGCGACATGGCAGGTGTATTTGATACCTTGGAAAGAAACACTCCTGCTGACATGCGTGGTTATGTGTATGGAGATTTATTGTACACACCTCGAAAACCTTTTGTGACTTCTGACAAAGGAATACAATTTACACCAAACAAAGTAACATACACAGTAGATCCTAAAAGTAAACTAGGACAGCGCATTGCCAATAGCAGTGTTGGTATTGTAGCACACACCTATCACGATGAGTTTGGTAGTAAACAAGGCACACCTATCAAAGACACAAACAGTGTAAACAGCAACGAAGTGGTGGTGTTAGGTCAAACATACGTAACACATCAACCCAAAGTTGATACAAGTGTAGTTCAAGATATAGTTAGTACGGCAAATGCGAACGCACAAATAATAGATGAATGGTTAGCGCCGGAGCAGGGGCTAAGTAGAAAAGATGCAATACTCTATAACTATGTTAACCAAATGACCAAGCAAGGTAAGTTAGCACAACTCAGGACAGGATTTTACGATTGGTTAAAAACCAGCAAGGTCAGCAAAGGACAGCAAGCAAAACTAATGGCAGGCGATGACAAAGGGTTAGATGCTATACTAGAGCTGGTTGTCAAAATACAAACAGCTAAAAATGATATCATTGATCAATTAGACAGTGCAGGTTCTGACGTAACAGCGACTACAAAAGGCGAGCGTGGCGGCGAAGGATATGTGGCTACTAGAGACAAAATCAAATTGGTACCACGACATCGCTGGACACCAAACTAAGGTAAATACTAGTATGGAAAAGTATACAGCAAAACAATATGCAGAAATGGCAGGAGGTCACACAGTGAGCGAGGAAAAGAAAAGTCTTAATCTTGGATTCATTGGCAGTGAACTCACTGAAAGTAGAATGTTTAGAAGTAAAGGTCGTGTAGAAGGCACCAGCAATAGAGATATGGCTGATCTTGCCTTTATGAACTTGATAGCACTGTACATACTGTACAATGAGTATGATTTTGCTCCTGCTGCCAAAGGCTATGCAAAAAAGACCATGCAAAGTGGAAACTTTAACAATTTTAGAATTGGTGGTACTGATCTATACATGGCGCTGAACAGTCTTGCAAGCGGTACTAGCACTGCTAGAGATAAAGATCAAATGCAGCAAGCAAGAATTAATTTACCTGAAGTTAAAATTAAAAACTTTTTAAATCAAATGCGCAACGGTAGACCTATCACAGGCCCGCAAGTATTTTTTATGAATCTAGAGCGTGGATTGGATATTCAAAATTCTAACTATCGCAGTGTGCGTAGGCTAGCACAAGATTGGCCAAGATTAAACACCATGCAAAAGCAACTAGTGATCACTAGAATGTTACAGTATTTTAGAACCAATGCACTGCGTAGTGAACTGTACAGTTTTATCAGAGATATTGCTAGAAGTCAAGGTCTTGAAGTACGCAATGCACACAATGCAGAAAAGCCTAAGATGAGAGGCAGTGATACACTGGCTAGAGCCGCTGCAATGGCAGCTGCTGGCGCAGGTGGATTTGTTGCAGGTAGAGCGTTAGGAAAGTGGGCTGTAGGCGGTGATTAATTACACAGCTTATACACTGGTAGATATAACACAAACAAACGAATCTCGGATTAAAAAAAATAACACACAACAATATCTACAACAACAAAATTTAAACACATTGATACAATCTATAGGCATAAGAAGTCAGCCTGTTAGTCCCTCTATCTATACTTTAATGGCACAAGATATAGTTGAATATGGCTTTGGAACTCAGTATCAAGGACTACATACAGTATGGAGAATGGACTTTGGTATAGAGCATACGGATGTTTTTAGTTACAACAATAATAAATTCTATCATTTAATAAATGATACAGATGGTATAGCAATTGTAACCAAATTAGAAGAAACTGCTGAATTAAAAACCAAATGTTTTGAAACATCAGATGCTAGAAGAGTTAACTTACTGTTTAAAAGAAACTATGACATGCTATAAATACAATATGAAAGGCACAACACTTAGGCACACTTTAGGCACCGTCAAAATTTTGTAACTTTTTGACCGTCAAATTTTATAGACCGTCAAAATTTTGAAACAGGATTTTGTACATTAAATATTATTAACAAGGCAAACATACTATAGAGGCACCCTGTTTTAACTAAGTCACTAGAAGTGACAGGAAAGCTGAACTATGTCAACCGAGACAACTTCGCTAGAGCGACAAAATTTAGAAGCCCATGTGGATCTTTGTGCAGAAAGGTACAAAGGATTGGAATCACGATTGGATCGTGTGGAGAAAGCTGTTGGCGATCTTCACAAAGACATACAGGAGATGAGAGAAGAAAATCTCAAGATGCATCAAAGCAGCAACAG